ATTCGTGCTAAAAGTGCTTGATTATCACCTTGACATATGAGGGTTACGGGTATTGAAACAGCTGCTGCAGCAACTATGTTAGCCTCTGATGTACACTCAGTCCACAATTTTTGTCTTAATCCTTCACATCCTCCTGGTTGTCCTATATGACATCCATGTCCTTCCGTTGGTAACCCATTCGGTCCAATTTTTGGTGCAATGGTACTTGGATATGTGAAGTAACATTGCTCAAAGAATTCATGAGAAAAAATAGTATTGTTAGTTCCTATTCCCATGAGCATATCCATGTCCCGTGCAATTAGGTAGCAAGTGTCCCATCTGAAACTCATATTCCATTTCTTCATGTCCAGGTTTATGAAGACAACATCATTTGTCTTACTCATTCCCTGTATTGAGGACATAGCGGTAATTCTCTGTTCTGTGGCAAGTTCACCTATTGTCATGGACTGGAATGGTAAGTACTTGAATATGTTGTCGGCAATATTTTTCTCACTGATTGTCTGCCATAGCCGAATTGGAAATGTCTGTGTCGAAAAATTCCTTCCTTTACTTTTCATCTCCAGTTCCTTTACCGTCAATCTTATTCGATAATGCTCTCGTCCAATCTGTCTCTTATTAATATCATCAAATATCTTCTTGATGTCCACATCTTCCTTTTGTGTAACCAATTCTATCAAGAGCCTCCTGCTTGACTTTTCATAGCCTGGTTTCTTCTGCCCTGATCTTGCAAAAGAGCATGCACAGTAGTCTTGATGCCATTCCGTTAATGGTGGAGCTATGGCCTTATCTGAAACGATTCGTTCAAGATCTTCAGTGTAATCGTATTCGAAGCATTGAGAGAACTCAAAGCTCTGCCAATCCTCTGTAGTCATTTTGGGTTCTGCGTTTTCGTTGAACCAGCGGCGATTCCGAATGACGTATAGTATATTTGGATGTATACGACAAAGAGAAAACTTATCAAGCTGAACAGCAGGAAACTGACCATGCCTATCAAAATAAGACCTACAAAATGTCTTTCTCCAGCTTGCGTGAATTGAATTTAATGTTTCTTTGTTCAGATTCTTTTTTATCCTTGTTAGGTGTTTTAGTTCCTCTATTCCCTCCGTTTGGACAATTGTAGGATGTCCCCATGACTTGGTTAGACCAGTCAAATTGATGGCAATCCTTTGGCCTTGTTCTGACAGCATTAAGCCCTGAAGTGTCTTGTAGAAGAGGCAATCTTCAAAAACAGGGTATACCTTCTTCACGTCATCAAGAGTTGACTTTAAAAGTAGATTTGGGATTTCTTTGTCGTTGGTATCCACAATCATCCCAATTATCAAGGACTCAAGACTTGCAAGAACAGGATACCCTTCATTGCCATACTCTGTCAATATAAACCTGAAGAAATTCAGTGTCAGGATGCATAAGTCTTTAAGACAGAAGCTTGATTTGTTGATGCAATCCCATAATGATGAATACATGACTATGTTGAAATGGAAGGTGAAGATATCCAGG